TTACCCCTGACGCGGATGAACCTCCGATCATGGGGTTGGCGCGGTTGTGCCGTGCAATCTACAATGGGGAAGCTGACCTTCGGCAAAACCTGTTCATGCAAGGGCAAGACACCCTTGTTCTGGCGGGTGAGCGCAAGAAGTCTGCCGACGCTGCAATTGGAGACACTTCGCTTCGCACCGGCGCGGGCAGCATGATTGAGATGGAGCAGGGCGGAACCGCACAATACGTCGGCGTCACTGCAAACGGCCTTTCCGAGCAACGGCAGACCTTGCAAGACGACCATCAGCGGGCAGCGTCCCGTGCTGGGCAGCTTATTAACACCAAGGCCAACGGGGTTGAATCTGGCGACGCGCTCAAGACGCGGGTTGCGGCACAGACCGCAACACTGACACTGATTGCGCTCACCAGTGCAGCGGCAGTTGAAGCTATCCTAAAGATAGCTGCGAAGTGGGCAGGGGCTAACCCCGACGAAGTCAAGGTAGACCCGAACCTTGAGTTCTCAGATTACGATATGACAGGTGACAATCTGGTCAAGCTGATGACCGCTCGCAAAGAGGGCGCACCGATCAGTAAGGAATCCATCCACGGGCTTATGGCAGACCAAGGCCTTACCCGGATGGACTTCAAGACCGAGATGGCAACCATCAAGAAAGAGGATGCAGAGATGCCCCCTCCTGCACCAGCTTCCGGAACGCCTGGGTCGCAAACGACCCCGGAACCGAAAGATCCCGCGGCGGGGAATGCGCCGAAACCCGAATGAGGAATTGAACAATGGCACTGAAAGCAATACTTGACGCAATCGATGATCTGCCCGATGCGCTCAAGAGCGAATACGTTGAGAAGGATGGTAAGTTCGAGCTCCAAGTGGAGGGCATGAAGACCACGGCCGACGTTGCGCGCGTACAAGAAGCTCTTCGCAAAGAAAAGAGTGACTTCAGCGCCTTCAAAACACAGTTCGCTCCGCTGGCGGGCAAGAAGGTTGAGGACATCGTCACTCAGCTGGACCGCATCACCGAGCTGGAAGCTGCTGCAGGCGGCAAGCTGGACGACAACGCAATCAACACGCTTGTCGAGAACCGCCTGAAAGGCCGGGTTGCGCCGATCGAGCGTGAGCGGGACCAGTTGAAGACTCAGCTGGCGGAAAAGGACAAGGTGATTGGCGAATACCAAGGCAAGGACAAGACCCGCGCCATCCACGATTCAGTTCGTAAGGCTGCAACGACGGCCAAGGTGGTTCCCGAGGCTTTGGAAGATGCGCTGATCCTTGCTGAGCGCCATTTTGAGCTGGACGAGGCGGGCCGTGTGGTCACCAAGGACAACATCGGGATCACGCCCGGGCTGGACCCCGCTGCATGGTTCACCGATCTCCAACAGACGCGGAAGCATTGGTGGGGCCCGAACGTCGGCGGTGGCGCAGGTGGCAACCGTGGCGGAAACTCTTTCACCGAGAACCCGTTCAGCTACGAAAACTGGAACATGACGAAGCAGGGCGCGATCTACACTGAGAGCCCTGCAAAGGCGGAACAGATGGCCAAGGCTGCTGGGACGACGGTGGGTGGACAGCGTCCCCCGAAAAAGACCTAACGTAATGCCCTAAAAAGGGGGCTTGCGCGATTACGGCGGTCCATGCTACTCTTGCTCCACAAGGTGGCATGGGCCAACTTTCTCTGATGGGCTATAGGGCGAGCATGGGTTCGCGTTTGTGCCTGTTATCCCCCTGAAACTCAAAAGGAGACACAACCCATGTCATCGGGCGTCACTCGTATCTCGGACATTGTTGTCCCGCAAATCTTCACCAGCTACACGCAACAGCTGACCCAAGAGAAGTCCCGCCTGATCCGCTCGGGCGCGATCACGGTTGACGGCGCACTGACCACAGCTCTGGCTGGCGGCGGTCTGACGTTCAACGAACCGTCCTTCCGCGACCTGGACAACGACGCTGAGAACATCAGCTCGGATGATCCGGCGGCCAACTCCACCCCGAACAAGATCGGTACGTCCACCGAGATCCAGGTCCGCCTTTCGCGGAACAACTCCTGGTCAAGCATGGACCTGACCGGCGACCTGGCTGGGGCTGACCCGCTGCAAGCGATCTCGACCCGCGTTGCGGATTATTGGGTTCGCCGGATGCAGCTCGTGTTCGTTGCGACCCTGAACGGCGTGTTCGCTGACAACGCTGCCGCTCCGTCGGGTTTGGACACCCACACCATCAACGACATGACGCGGGACATTTCCGGCGCAGGCTTCGTGGATGGGGTTACCAACTTCAGCGCAGAAGCGTTCATTGACGCAACCGCGACGATGGGTGACTCGATGGGCGAGCTGACGATGGTCATGGTTCACTCGCTGGTCTATGCTCGGATGCAGAAGAACAACCTGATCGACTTCATTGTTGACAGTTCCAACGGCATGGCGGTCAACATTCCGACCTTCCTGGGCCGGGAAGTGATTGTTGACGATGGTGTTCCGCGGACCGGCGGTGTGTTCAACACCTGGCTGTTCGGTGCAGGCGCTGTTCGCATGGGCGCCGGTTCCCCCAAGACCCCGACCGAAGTTTGGCGGGCTCCGTCGGCCGGTAACGGTTCGGGTCAGGACATTCTCTACAACCGCGTTGAATGGGCAATGCACCCCGTCGGCTGCTCCTACATCGGCACCGCTGCCGCTGGTGGTCCGTCGAACGCTGCCACCGCGAACAATCTGGCCGCTGCCGCGTCCTGGTCGCGGGTCTACCCGGAGCGGAAGCAAATCCGCATCGCGCGTCTCATCACCCGCGAATTCTGATTATAGCGGGGCGTGAAAACGCCCCGTCCTTCCCTCCCATTTAATCTCCTGAAGGAGAAACGCCATGACCAAGGGTCTTGCAAGATCCATCGGACGCGGGGACCAGTTCCAGGCCCCGATCGTCAAAGAAACCTATGTCCTGCGGAACCTTCCGATTGCGGTGGTTGGCACCACTGGTATCGGTTTCGCAGGTGTTATCGTCGGTGGCCTGCCCCCGGGCAACGTCCTGTTCCTGGGCGGTGTCGCCTACCTGCAAGTCAGCTCCCCGACCGCTGACGCGGATGTGATTGCAACCTGGACCGGGGCCTTCTCTATAGGCACTGCGATCACCGCTGACTCCACCCTTGCGGGTGCTGAAGTGGACATCATCCCACAGACGACCCTTGCTGCTGCCACCGCCCGGACGTCGCCGAACACGCGGGGCGTTTCCGCTTCTGCCTCAACTGGCGTCATCTTTGACAACACCGACAACACGCTGAACCTGAACGTGAACCTTCTGATTGACGACGCGTCGATCTCCGGGACCGCGGACATGGTCATCAACGGCACGGTGCAACTGTCCTACATCGTCCTCGGGGACGACTAACCCTCAACCCTGACGGGAGTCCAATATGGAAGAAAAGATCCTTGAGGTCCTGCGGAAGATGGATGTCGCAAACGACAACCATTGGACCGCTGACGGCCAACCTCGCCTCGACACGGTCAAGATGTTGGCGGGCAACCCCGCGATCACGAGGGAGCTCGTTGATGCTGCTGCGCCCGGGTTCACCCGTGTGACCGCTGCCACCTACACCCCGCCCGCAGCGCAGGCCCAGCAAGCCAGCAACGCTGCGCCGGTGGGTGCAACCGCCCCCGCAACTGACACCCCGGCAGCGCCCGAGGCTACGGGGCAGGGTGAGGGTAACAGTGGCGCAACCTTTTCACCGCAGGTCGCCGAACAGCCCGAGGTGGACGAACTCGCTGGAGATCCAGCCAATGAAGTCCAAACGCTGGCCGAGGAGCTGGAAGAGGCAGATGCGCGGGTTGAAGAGGTCCGTGCAATTATGGTGAAGGTGACCGACGAGCTGAACGCTCGTGTTGCTCACGCTGATGCCGTGCGGCTCAAGTATGAGGAGGCACAACCTGCCAACTCCAATGCGCTTGCTGTCCAGGACTACTTCGCAAGTGTCGATGCGGCGGCGGCTGCGCGCGCTGGGCGACGGCGTATTCTTGTGGAAGGCGGACTGGACATCAAAGAGCTGACCCGTTCGCTGACCGCCCCGATTGACGCTGCAATGGCGCGTCGAACCAGTCGCGGGACGAAACGACCGACGGTGATCTGAGGTGCAAACAATCGGCACCAAGAAAAGCAACAACGCGAAGCGGGACCGAAAGGCTTTCGCTTCGCTGATCACGACGCCCGCAGTTGGCGTCTTTGTATTCCCTGCGAACGCAACCGTTTATGCTAGGAGTGTTTCCGGTTGCGCCGCTGGGACTACCGCCTGCACTTTCCGCGGGCGCACTATCCGGACACCCCTGTTGGCAGCTGGGCAAGCGATGCTCGTGGGCGTCGTGGAAAAGTCCACCTCGCTGACCCCGTTTGTAGGCTTTGACATTCTCATTGATATGGGCCTAGGCAAGGTCGCAAAGGTTGGAGGTGCGTAATGCCGTTCACCGTGGAGACTGGTGCAGGTGTTCAGAACGCCAACTCCTGGATTGATGTTGCCTTTGCTGACAACTACTTTTCCGAGCGCGGGATCACTGCCTGGTCAGACCCCAACACTGTGAAACAAGCTGCACTAATCAAGGCAGCGGATTACATCCACAACCGTTTTGGATCCCGCTGGATCACGGTTGGCGAAGATGCTGTGGAACCTGACAAGCTCTACACGTTTAACGGAACGATTCCTGTTATGCTCAAGCGCGCTCAATCAGAGTACGCGCTCCGCGCACTGGTTGCACCGCTTGCACCGGACCCCGTTGTAGATGAAAATGGAATGACCCTTGTGGTCACAGAGAAAAAACTGGGGCCGCTCGAGAAGAAATTCAAAGCGGTTGGCAACACGGATTCCACTGCGCCTCTGCTTCGAAGCTACCCCGCGGCGGACATACTGCTGACCACACTGCTCAACCCTGCTAGCGGAAGGACATATCGCTAATGGCTCTTGCAGACGACCTAGACTTTCGCGCACTGGCGCACGAGCTGATCAGCGGCGCTGGTCGGACCGTTACGTTTGGCCGGATTTCAAAGCGTGCTGCAGACCCGGAGAAACCTTGGAAGGGTTCCGGTTCCACGGAAGATCTGGAAGACACCTTCACCTGTGACATTGCCCAGCTTCCGGACATGACCCTTGGCCTGATTGGTGGCAGCGGGTTCGGTGCTATGGGTAAGACGGACGACCTGTTTATGATGTCCGAGCTAATTGTCCTTGTGGCGCAACCCGTGTTTGACCCGAACAAGACGTTCGCGCTTGCTAACATCATGATTGACACCGACGGCAGCCGCTGGCGTATCCATGCCCGCAAATCCCTAGTTCCGGGGAACACCGCGATTGTCTATGCGTTGGGGCTGGTCAGATGATAACGGAAGATGCAGTCGATAGAATCCTGGCTATCTTCAAAGCTGCTTGGGACACGACAGGTTACCCCGCGTTTTACGATGACAAAACAGGTGAAATTCCCACTAGCGATGTCCCGTGGGCTCGTGCTACCATCCAGCACGCAACGGGGCAACAGTCAAGTCTTGCCGGGTCGTCTGGGACGAAACGGTTTACAGAAACTGGAACTCTATTTGTTCAAGTTTTCACGCCAGTAGGAGATGGCTCAACGGCGTGTTACCGGCTTGCGAAGCTTGTGCGAGATGCGTATCGAGATGCACGCGACGGTGAACTATGGTTCCGCAATGTGCAGCTCAACGAGATTGGCACAAGCGGAGCATTCCGTCAGATCAACGTCACAGCAACATTCTCCTACGATGAGGTGAGATAAACAACATGCCCGATAAGATTGATTCAGACGTCACAGGTCTGCGCTTCACGGAAGAATCCGCGCTCCGGACCCTTGCATCTTTTACCCCCGCAGTGGCAGCAACAGGTACGCTCACCATCGGCGGTCTGCCAGTTGCTGCAGAAACGGTCACTATCGGTGCCCGTACCTACACCTGGCGAGCTACGATTGCGGCGACCGCAAACGAAATTTTGATTGGTGCCACAGCCGCCGCGTCAGCGGCGAACCTTGTAGCGGCCGTGATGCTTGGCGCAGGTTCAGGAACGATCTATGGTTCAAGCACGACCGCCAATACTCAAGTATCGGCGTCAGCTATTGGTTCGGTTGTTACGGTGACAGCACTAACGCCTGGTGCAGCGGGTAACGCAATTGCAACAACCGAGACCATGGCTGCTGGAACTTTTGCTGCTGCCACACTGCTTGGCGGTGCTGATGCGGTTGGCATTGCCAACAACTGGTGGCCACTTGAGCCGAACAGTTATGCGGACTTCGGTGGTTCCATCAGCACCATTGCGCGGAACCCGATCAACCCGACGCGCCAGCGCAAGAAAGGCGTGATCACCGACCTGGACGCATCAGGTGGCTTTAACCAGGACCTGACGTTCGAAAACACTACGCGCCTGATGCAGGGTTTTCTGTTCGCGGACATTCGGGAGAAGAAAACGACCAAGCCCCTGAACACGGCGCAGATTCCGATCACCGCCACCAATGCCGCCGCTGATACTTATACGGCAGGTTCGGGGATGCTGGGCTTCCTTGCTAACCAACTGGTGTTCGCTTCGGGGTTTACTGATCCAGCCAACAACGGTCTGAAGGTTGCGGCATCCGCTTCCACCGCAACCGTTCTGACGGTCGGTGACGGGCTTGTGTCTGAAACTCCGCCTGCAACCGCGTTCCTTGATGCTGTCGGGTATGAATTTGCTTCCGCTACACTGAACGTTGTGATGTCCGGTTTGCTGCCGGTGCTGACCCGTGCAAGCGGCGTATTCGACTTCACCACGCTCGGCCTTATTCCCGGTGAGTGGATCTTCCTTGGCGGAGACGCTATCGGAAACCGCTTCAACAACAACTCGGGGTTCGCACGGGTGATGGCAATCACCGCAACGGCCATCACCCTGGACAAGACGAGCTGGACCCCGCAAGCGGAAACCGGAACAGGCAAGACTATCCGGTTGTTCTTTGGGGACATGATTAAGAACGAATCCAGTGCGAACCTGATCAAGCGCCGGACCTACCAAGTCGAACGGACGCTTGGCAGCGATGGTGATGGTGTCATGTCCGAATACCTTGTGGGCGCAGTCTGCAACGAGTTCACCCTGAACGTCTCCATGGCGGACAAGGTGACTGTGGATATGGCCTTCATTGCAATGGACAACGAACAGCGTGACGGGTTGCAGGGTGTCAAGGCGGGGAACCGCCCGGCACTGGCAGCAGGGGACGCGTTCAACACCAGTTCCGATTTCTCGCGAATCAAGCTGTCTGCGGTCAGCGCCACCAACTCCGCGGTGACCCCGTTGTTCGCGTTCGCAACGGAAATGTCCATCACCATCAACAACAACGCAAGCCCGAACAAGGCGATCGGCGTTCTTGGTGGATTCGACATCTCAGTGGGCAGCTTCGAAGTGGGTGGGTCCATGACCGCATACTTCGCGGACCTTGTGGCCACACGGGCGGTTCGGAACAACGACGACATCACTCTGGACTTCGCTCTGGTGAAAAAGAATCAGGGGATGATCTTTGACATCCCGCTGATCGCACTGGGCGACGGACGGTTGGCGGTGGAGCAGAACCAGCCAATTACGATGCCGCTCGAGACCTCCGCAGCGGAAAGTTCGTATGGCCACACCATGCAATTCTCCAGCTTTTCCTACTTGCCTGATCTCGCTGGCTAAGGGTATGCTAAGGCAGCGCGGGGCACAACGTCCCGCGCTCGCAACCTGGAGTTAACGCATGTCGCTGTTCAAACAATTCGAAACCAACGAGAAGCTGGAAAAGACCGGCATCCTGTTGGAATATGGCACGACCGCCGAGGGGAAGCCAATCTGCATCCGCATTGCCCGGGCAGGTGGTTCCAACAAACAATTCGACAAGCGACTGGAGGCGCTCACCAAGCCCATCCGCCGGCAGCTTCAGAACGACATTGTGGACGCGGCCCAGATCGAAACCATCATGCGCCGCGTTTACGCCGAGACCGTTGTGCTTGGCTGGGAGAACGTGCAGAGCAAGGATGGCAAGGACATTTCGTTCAGCGTCGACAACTGCATTCAGCTGTTCGTGGACCTGCCCGACCTGTTCAGTGACATCCAGGAGCAGGCCCGCAAGGCCACGTTGTTCCGCCAGGCCAACCTGGACATCGCTGCGGGAAACTAACCGAGTGTCTTCTTTACCTGCTTGAACAAGGTCCGGTAGAGAAGGCAATCCTTGAACAATGCTATCGGGCGGGGATGCCCCTGCCCGACAAGATCCAAAACGCTCCTGAATTGCTTTTGGGTCTAGGACTTTATTACCGCGCTTTCCTTGACCTGACATCGTGCAGGACAGCGGGTTACGGGACAGAAGGTCCAATCAGTTGGAAAGACACGGTCCGGTGGGCTGAGAAGTATGAGTTGGACGAGGAACAGGAAGACGACCTTTTGTATCTAGTTGGGCAAATGGATAACGCCTACCTGAACTATAAGACAAAGAAACTGGCGGCGGCAAACAAGCCCCCACCGAAGCGAGGAAAGAGGTAATGGCGGGCATCGACATTGGAGACTTGGAGGTTCGTATCACCGCCCATGTCGATGCCCTGATGAAAAACCTCAGCGTCCTGACCCGAAACACGACGCGGGCAATCATCAACCGCCTTGCTGTGGCCACGCCTAAGGATACTGGTGAAGCGGTGTCTAACTGGCAGGTCAGCTTGTCAGGTGCGCCCACAAGCAGACTTCCCCCTTACTTCCCTGGAACAAAAGGCAGCACGGGGCAAGCTAACGCTCGCGCAATGCTCCAGAACGCCCGCGCTGTCATTCCGGGGTTCTTTGTCGCTCGGGGCGAAATCATTTACCTCAAGAACACTGCGCCTTATATCGACCGCCTGAACGCAGGTTCGTCCACGCAAGCGCCCGCAGGGTTCGTTGAGAGTGCAGTCTTGGCAGGCTCCGCTTATGTCAAAAGCGCCGCGCCCATCATAACGGGGAGCTATACCGACGATGGCAGTTAATGAAGCAGTCGTAATCACTGTCCGGGAAGACGGCGCCCTTGTGGTCAAGCGGAACCTGGAGTCCATGGGTGCTGCTGGCACAACTGCGTCCAAGGGCATTAACGCTGTCAAGATGGCGCTTGGCACAATGACCACAAGTATCCAGCAAGTCAACCCGTCACTTACCGAAATGCAGCGCCGCATCCAGACCGTCACTGGCGTCAGTGGCAACATGATGAAGTCTGTCCGTGACAGCGCGTCAGCTTTCCGGGAGATACTGACCGCACGGGACAACGTCGACGCATTGCGCGCTTCGCTTGACCCTGCTTATGCAGCGCAAATGAAGTTCAATAGCGCTTTTGAGCTGCTGGAGAGTGCCCTTGCAAGCGGTGCTATCAAAACTGAGCAATACAGCAAGACGCTCGAGTTACTCATCAGGGATTACAACGGGGCGGGTGGCGCAGCTAGAGAGCTTGCTGCAACGAACGCCGCTCTGACGACAAAGGTTGATGCACTGCGGGCGTCCTATGACCCGCTTTTTGCTTCGTCTAAGCGGTATGAGGCTGCACTTGAAACACTGAATCAAGCTCAGCGGGCAGGCATTATATCTGCAGCGCAATATGATGCAATGCTAGAGAACTTAGGCCAACAGATGCTACTGACAGGCAACCAAGCAGGCATGATGGGCAAGGGCCTTGGGGTTGCGTCCGCGAACAGCGCGAACTTGTTTGCCCAGTTCAACGACATTGGTGTCATGCTGGCAGCGGGGCAGAACCCCATTCAGCTTGCACTGCAACAGGGCACGCAGATCAGCCAAGTGCTGACGGGGATCTCGGTTGCGGGCGGTGGGCTTCGTGGAATGTTCAGTGCTCTGGCAGCAGGCTTCATGTCTTTGATTAACCCGATCACACTTCTGACAATTGGCATTATTGCATTTGGCGCCACTGCATTCCAGTGGATTATGAAGCTCATTCCTGAGACTTTAACTCTTGAACAAAGACTTGAGAAAATGGCTACTGCTGTTTCCAACTACGTTGATGTAGCGACTATTGCATCTGCGACAACTTCCGAGCTTCGTGACCGGTTCGGTTCAGCTGGGGAACAAATTGGTCGCACCTCACAGCTTCTTTCTGATTTCCTGCAAACAAAAGCCATTGATGAAATGAAGTCTAGTATTAGCGCTTTGTCCGAAGAGTTTGGGGGGTTTAGTAGAACTGCGTTAGTTTCAACCTCTGGTGGCATAATGAAAGAGATTGAAGCAACCTACTCCGATCTTAGAGAAGAGTTTGACCTTACCGACAAATCGGCCGCTCAGCTGACTCTTGCACTTGAAGCTATGTCGCTCGCAGCTACACCCACAGAGGCAATTGCAGCGTCTGAGCGATTTAACCAGATTCTAATAACAATCTATGGTTCCGCGTCCGCTGTTCCGGTTGCGTTTCAAAACATGGCAATCTCTGCAGGTGAAGTTGCTCGGCAAGGTGGAACAATTTTATCAACGGAAGAGAAGATTGCTTCGGCCCGCCAACGGAACCTTACCCTTGCGATGCAGCAATACGCTCAGAGCAGAACTGCAAGCAATGCTGCACTGTCTGAAGCTAATGCAATGATTCAGACTTATAATGAGCAGAACCGAATGCTCCAGTTGATTGCCCAATATGGGGAAGACAGCGTCCAAGTTGCACAAGCCAGGCAAGCTGCTGAGAGGGCAGTTCTACAAGCCCAGGTAGATCAGCTTCCGGTTGCTGCAAATATCAAGGCGCAGATATTGGCGTCTTATGACGCAACGAATCGCACTATCAATGCTACTAACGCATGGTCTAGCGCAATGGCAGGTGTGGCCGTGCGAATTAACGGTATCATGTCCGCCTTGTCCAGCTTGGGTGGAACTGTTATTGCAAACGCATCCAGACAGGTGGAAATCAACGCGCTTAGAGCAGGATCCACCATTGCGGAAGCTCGCATTGCAGCAACAAAGCATGAAATCAATACCGAAATGGATGCTCGGGAGATGGCAGCCGGAAACATTTTTGAACGCGGCGTTGTGTGGTTAGAACGGGCAGCTCGTTTGCGTGGCGTCGACCAAGCTCAAGAGATTACCGAACTTCAAGCTGTGGCTGCTGAGCGTGAGCGACTTGCAAATGCCCCTGCTTCCGGTGGATCGGGCGGATCCGCTGGTGGCGGAACTCCTGAAATTAGTGAATCAATGGAATTGCAAAACTCTCTTATTGAGCGGGCCATTGGACGCAGAGAGGAGTTCACAACCAAACTGAATGAGGTGAATGCCCTGCTTGCTGACGCTGCTAGCGGATACACAAAATCGGACGCATTTGAAGCACTGTCAGCAGATATTGGGGCGGAGTTGTTTGCTGGAACCCAGGAAGCCCTGGACGCTCAGGTGGAAAAGTTCCGGCTCATGTATGAACAAATTGATATGCTCCGCCAGGCTGATATTATCAGCGAGCAAAGTGCAGCAATGGCAAAGGCCAATGTTGATGCACAATACCGCGAATTTCGTTTGCAAGGTCAGAGTGATTTGTTCAAAGAGCTTGCCAAGTTGTCATCCAACGGAAACCGTGTGCTAGGTGCTATTGGAAAGGCGGCTGCTGTTACGCAAGCAACAATCGATGGTTATCTTGCAATCCAGAAGGCGCTTGCAAGCCACCCTCCTCCGATGAACTATGCAATGGCCGCGGCTATCGGAGTGACCACGGCAGCCAACGTCGCATCTATCTTGTCCACCAACACAAACTTTGCAACTGGCGGTTCATTCACAATGCCAGGCGGAATGGGTGGGGTGGACTCACAGGTTGTCGCGTTACGCGCGAGTCCGGGTGAGCGGGTGACC